TTTATCAAGCGTTAACAAAATCGATTCTAGAAAATAAAAAATGCATAGTTTATCCTTGTTATTACATGAAAATTATCAGTAATAAATCGACAACTACTCGATGGGTACATTCGTGGACTAAGATGTATGTAAAAGGAATATGGGGGTGGAAAGCATGAAAATATTAGTGTGTGAAACTAACGGAAGATGCATAGAATTTGTGGAACGTTTTGATATTCCTAGTGGGTTTACGATTGTTGAAGTCGATGATACACAAGGAAAAGAAGCGGTAAGACAAGGTCTTATTTATAAAAACGGAAAATTTATCAAACAAGAAGAAGATAAAGAGGATTTGCTACAGAGTATAGATTTAGAGTACAGCGAAAAAATAAAAGCGGTAGAGTCGGAAATGGCTCGTACACTAGCTGTTGGCGACAATGATTTACTAAATGAACTCAAAGAAGAACGAGAAGAACTGGTAAATGAGTATAAAGAAAAGAGAGGAGAATTAACAAATGGTTAAACGTTGCTTTTTGTGCCACAGAAAAGAAGACCCTAAAACAGGATTATGTACTAATAAAAAGTGTGTTAGAAGTAAACCAATTACAGAAAAGGCGGATAAAACATAATGATACATACGATACTCGTTGAAATACAAAAGAATTTTAATGCTTTGATGGATAACTTTGTTATTAAAATCATCGGATCAAGCGTTGCGATAATGCTTGTCTACCATAGTATGTTGTGTGCTTTGTTTTCCATAGTCGTTTGTCTTGACTTGTACACACGTTGGCTTGCACTTACGAAAAAGTATCTAGAGAGCGAGGGTAAAGAATCCTCGCTTTTAGATTGTGTGAAATCAATGAATATTGCCAGAAAAGCGGGATACATCAACTCTTACATGATGCGTAAGCATTTTGTCAGTAAGATGCTTACCTATTTTATAGCAGTGTTTGGAGCATTTATTGTAGATACTATTTTAGTTAAAATCGGCACTAAACCGATGATGGTAACTACTGCACTTGGATATTTAGCAACCACTGAAATGTTGTCAGTCGTTGAAAACTTAGACGAAGCAGGAGTTGCAATGGTACATGATTTAGTGGAAGTTTTGAAAGGGAAAAGAAAGATATGAATATACAATCTTTTAAACAATACGTAAAAGAAAACAAACAAGAATTCGTTGATTCATACGGTTTGCCAATGGTTTATCTTCATGTAACAGCAGGTGACTATGATACTACATTTAGTGACTATCATTTTAACGTAACAGGCGACGGAGATATTATATTGACCCGTGATATTACAGAACGTCCAAATCATGCAACCTATATGAGGAACACAGGGAGTATTGCTATTACATTGTGTTGTTGTAAGGATGCTATAGCATATGCAAATGGCGGTTGTAATTTAGGAGATTATCCGCCGACCGATGCACAAATGAACTCACTCGCACAAATGATAGCTATTCTATCTGATGAGTTTGAATTTCCGATTACTAAAGACTATGTAATGACACATGGAGAAGCTGCGGATATTGACGGCTATGGATTGTATTCTGGAGACTCTGACTGTAGATGGGACTTACAATTCTTGAGTAACGATGGGGAATATGACGAGGGGGGACGAATTATAAGAGGGAATGCAATTTTTTACCAAAATCACTAAAAGTTGTTAAAAATCATAGGCGATAGACGTGTTTTAGTTGTGTACCGTGATATATTTGTCGCAAAAACGTTAAAATACGTCTATTAGTCTATTAAGCGTGTTTTTAAAGAAATCGGTATTTTTATGTAAAAAAGGAGCTTAAATGTGCAAAAAATTAAAGATTTTATACGTAATAATCTTGGTGTCGTTGTTATTTCCGTGTCATTCATCTGCTTATTCATTGGCGGATGCCTTTTACGCACCGCAGGAGAGCGAGGAAATGATACAAGTGCCACTCGGGCAATGGCAGGCGTTGAAGATGGAATTGATAGAGCAGAGCGAGGAGTTCGAACTGCTCAAAGAGAAATTGCAAATGCTGAACATGAGCTCAACGGAGCAAGAAAAACAACTGATGAAATTACAAGAACAAATCAGGATAGCCAAAAACTCATTGCTGAGTGCGAACGAATCATTAGCAGACACGAGGAAAGCATTAAACGAATCGAGGGAATCATTAAAGACGTTGAAACAAGAAATAAAGAAAATGGAACATCAGAAGAAAGTAATTAAACGTCAACGTGATTTATATATGGCACTTGCCGGAGCGTTAGGAGTAGGCTTGATTATAAAATAATTTTATTATATAATATAAAAGGATTGAGCTGTGGCGTATTACACAAAGCAGACCAAAATGAAACGCCTATAG